AGCGGTAAAAAAAATATTGATATAGTACAAGATTATTTAAACGGTGAACGCCCATTTGTTCAAGTCGGATATGCGGGAGAAAAAGATAAATACATCATTCGAAAATTGGGAGAAACGTGGACGGATTCGAGTGGAAAAGAATGGGTTGAGAAGGAAAGCGGCCCACAGAGTACAACCCGAGTCATGGATATAGTTCGACTGGAAACTAACGACAAGTGTTCGGGGTGTAAGCGAGAACTTCGTTGGGGTAACAAACTGGACAGAAAGATGTTTTTCAAGACGCAGAAGTGCTTCGACTGCTTGGTCGAAGAAGAGACCCAACTAAAAATAAAAGGTAAATATAAATTGTACGAGACGCGCAAACTTCTGGAAAACGAGATTTCATATTTGAACGATGTCAGACAAAAATTGAAGGATGGTAAGAAGTATTTGGAAGAGAATAAGATAATCACGTTCGTAAACTCCAACGGTCTCGTGGAAGAGTGGAAGAACGAAGCCCGCCTAGAACTTCTAGAAGGCATTGAAAAAGACTTTGTTACATGCTTAAAAAAACTTAAGTCTGCCCAAAAGGAGCTAACAAAGACCACCAATGCAATTAACGAAGTTCTTGCCACAAAGTGATCTCATCGACGGACTTGCTCTCCGCGTAAAAAGCAGATATCCGGAAAAGGGCGCGTGTGAATTCATAGCTAAGGAATTGGTTGCCGAACTATCGGCTAGGGGGATTATCGCTCACCACGTGGAGGGAAATTTCCATCTAGACGAACCCGCATCGTATCTGTTTATTAGTCCTCTTGATGAGGTCAATGACGAATATACAATAGATCATAATTGGGTAGAAGTCGAGGGAGTCGTGATAGATGCCGCCGCATCGCAGTTCAGAAAATACGTATACGAGGAAATTCCGGAAGTTGTTATGGCCAATCATACTCATCCGCTATATACAAAATACGAACCATTAAACTATGTCTGAGCCTATCAAATCTAAAAATATCAAGGATGTCATTCGCGAAGAATACATAAAATGCGCGAAAGGCCCCATATATTTCATGAAGAAGTATGTGAAAATCCAGCATCCGACGAGGGGCACTTTGGCATTCTTAACATACCCATTCCAAGATTTGGCGTTGGAAGATTTCGTCAAACATAATCAAAATATAATTCTAAAATCCCGACAGATGGGAATTACTACTCTCGTATCCGGGTACGCTCTATGGTTGATGACATTTCATTCGGACAAGGAAATATTATGTCTCAGTATTACACAGGAGACTTCGAAAGCGATTGTTACCAAGGTTAGATTCGCGAATGATAATTTACCAAGTTGGCTAAAAATTCCCGCGACGGAAGATAACAGACTGTCTCTGAAATTAAAGAATGGGTCACAAATAAAAGCCGCATCGAGTGCCGGTACATCCGGTCGTTCGTCCGCGCTGTCTTTGTTAATCGTCGACGAAGCTGCATTCATTGAAGGGATAGAAGAAATCTGGCTGTCCGCGCAGTACACCCTATCGACTGGTGGTAAGGCTATTATTCTATCTACTCCGAATGGCGTGGGAAATTTCTTTCATAAGTTATGGGTACAATCCGAGCAAGGTTTGAACGATATGAATCGTATAAGTTTGCCGTGGCACTTACACCCAGAAAGAGACCAAAAATGGCGAGATGAGCAAACTAAACTATCGGGAGAAAAAGGCGCTGCACAGGAATGTGATTGTGAATTTTCTACTTCGGGTAACACCGTGGTAGATATCCCAACATTACAATGGTACGAAAAAACTCAATCGCGGGAGCCACACGAAAAGAGAATGTTTGATAAAGGATATTGGATATTTGAGTATCCCCAGCCCGGTAAAAGTTATATGATATCTGCGGACGTTGCGCGAGGAGATGCTGCGGATTTCTCGGCATGTCAAGTACTTGACATAGAAACCATGGAACAAGTTGCAGAATATAAAGGAAAACTTCCTACGAAGGAATATGCAAGATTGCTGATGACGATTGGTACCGAATATAACACAGCACTTGTTGTAGTAGAAAATGCCAATGTTGGTTGGGCGGTAATTCAAGAGATTATAGATAATAATTATCCCAACTTATTTTATAGTTCAACAGATTTGCAATATGTTGACGTCGAGGCTCAAATGACAAACAAAATAAATTCCGAGGAAAGAAAGATGACTCCGGGATTTACCACGTCCAATAAGTCTAGACCATTATTAATATCAAAGCTTGAGAGCTATATAAGAAATAAAGAACCAATTCTACATAGCAAGCGGCTAATAGAGGAATTGAACGTATTTATATGGAAAGTCACGGGCTCATCTGCCAAGGCGGAGGCTATGACCGGATATAATGACGATTTAGTTATGTCGCTTGCAATTGGACTTTGGATAAGAGACGTTGCGCTGAGATTGCGCAAAGAAACCGACGCTGTTACTCGCGCTGTTATATCAAAGATAGGGTCAACGTCAAACGACCAAACAAAAAACTCAAGTGGGCCATTATTGAGGTCGGGTGGAACAAATCCATATGGAGTATATAATGACCCATGGCAAATGAAAATTGGAGGACCGGGTGGCGGGCGGTCTCCAATAGATTTAAAATGGCTATTGTAACAATAATGCCCCACTGGCATTATAAAAACCCAAAATTTGATATTTATGAGATAGAGACTCATATATATACAAATACAATCGGTAAAATTTATGGCTGAACAAAAAGACTTATTCACGAGATTAAAGAAGATGTTTTCGACGAACGTTATTGCCCGTCATAAGGGCGGCAAAACGTTGAAGATTATAGACACGGATAACGTTCAGTACGCGACGGATAGAAACAGTCTGCGAGACAGATTTAATAGACTGAGAAGTTCTACTTATAATTTACACAATAGAGACATGTCCATGGCATATCAATCGTCTCGATTGGAGTTGTTCAGAGACTACGACGTGATGGATATGGACCCAATCATCGCCTCAGCATTGGATATTTACTCAGATGAATGTCTGGTGCCAAGTGAATTTGGGCAAGTGTTAACCATTCGCTCAAAAAACGAAAATATAAAAAAAATACTAGAAAACTTGTTTTATGATATTCTCAACATCGAATTTAATATGTGGAGTTGGACTCGTAACATGTGTAAGTATGGAGATTTTTTCCTACGGTTGGAAATATCTCCAGAGTATGGTGTGCACGGGGTACATCCTATTAGCCCGTATGAACTTACACGCGTCGAAGGTTCCGACCCCAAAAACCTAAGCTACGTAAAATATCAACACGACGGATTGGGCGGCGGAATGGAATACGAAAATTTCGAAATCGCGCACTTCCGGCTGATTTCGGATAGTAACTTTTTGCCGTATGGTAAAAGCATGATTGAGCCCGCCCGTCGCGTTTGGAAGCAATTAAGTCTGGCGGAAGACGCCATGTTAATTCACCGCATAATACGCGCACCGGAGAAGAGAATTTTCAAGATTGACGTCGGCAACATTCCCCCGGCGGAGATTGATTCGGCGATGCAAAAAATTATAGGACAAGTCAAAAAAGTCCCATATATTGATGAGAAGACCGGAGATTATAATTTGCGGTTTAATCTAAATAACATGATGGAGGATTTCTATCTACCAGTTCGCGGGGGAGATAGCGGAACTACAATTGATACTTTGCCCGGAATGGAATTTACGGGTATTGATGATTTGGAATATATTCGTAACAAGATGATGTCCGCATTAAAGATTCCAAAGGCATTTCTTGGATATGAAGAAGGAATTTCTGGAAAAGCTACGTTGGCCGCAGAAGACGTTCGATTTGCCAGAACCATAGGTAGAATTCAACGCATCATTGTCTCAGAATTGACCAAGATTGCAATTGTTCACTTGTATGTTCAGGGCTATCAAGACGCATCTCTCGTAGATTTCGAATTGGAACTAAGCAATCCATCCACGATATTTGAACAAGAGAAAATCGAAATCTGGCAAAGTAAAGTCAACGTCTCCAAAGACATGATGGAATCGAATCTATTCAGCAAGCGTTGGATTTATTCGAAAGTATTTAAGATGTCCGACGAAGATATTGAAGAATTGCAGACCGATGTTATAAAGGATAAGAAAGGTGAGTGGAGAATGGCACAAATTACTGAAGAAGGCAATGACCCAGCAACAAGTGGTCAAAAAATGTCAGACGGTGCGCCGGGAGATGTGGGTGGAGGCGGAGGGCCAGATATGGGAAATGAACCGTTAGATATGGGGGCCGACAATACCGAATTACCAAGTCCGGGAGAAGGCGAACCAAAAGGAGGAGATTTGCCGCCGTTGGAAGAAGTTGAGGAAGTGGACGGAGAAGAACTTGACGAAGAAACCCGCAAAGAACGCGAACGTGGAATTAGACCAAGCCAAGAAGGAAAAAAACAATTATATAGCGACACATTTACAAAAACTCGTGGAGAAGATATCCTCGGAAACAAGGGAAATGTTGAACATTCCAAGAGTGATAGACGAACCCGACATATATATAGAGGAGCATCTTTGGACGAAGAATTAAAGAATATAAAGAGGTCTCTTAAGGATAGGTACGAGAAGAAGACCAGATTAATCTCAGAGAATCTCTCCATATTAGACGAGTCTAATATACAAGATGAAGATAAACCGATCTAAATATTGAGTTTTTATCATATAGACACATATTTATAATTAACAAAAGTATGAAGAAGCTGAAACACTCTAAGTATAAAAATGCCGGTATTTTATTTGAGCTACTTGTCCGTCAAGTGACCGCAGACATTCTCAACGGCAACGAAGACTCCAAAGCAAATAATATATTGCGAAAATATTTTTCGGAATCGACTGAGCTGGGGAAGGAAAATAGATTGTACCGGATTATTTTAGAAGAAAAAACCAAGGACCAGACTTCGGCTGACAGACTTTTAGAAACAATCATCAGAACCCGCACTAAACTGGATGAGAAATCATTAAATCTACAAAAGTACAATCTGATAAAGGAAATCGGCGCAAATTATCCGTTAGAGGATTTTTTGGTAGGTAGCATCACGAATTATAAATTATTAGCATCCATATATAAAGTATTCGAGGAATCTGTTAATTCTGTGCAATGCGACCCTCGGGATATATTTAAAGCCAGAAATTGTATAGTGGAAAGTATTGCCGCGCCAAAGACTCCAACTCGCGCAATAAACGAAGACGAGAAAAAGGATTTGATGCAGGTATATCAAAGACAGAACGAGGAAGTAAGATTGTTGGCGTATAAACTATTGATTGATTCGTTTAATGTGAAATACAAGGGACTTGACGATAAGCAGAAAATTCTTATCCGGGAATACATCA